TTTATCAACGTAAAAACTGCGATTATCGTACATATCTTGCACCAGCACAAAAACCACAATTACGAAAGTTTCATGTCCATCTAGTTCAGGTTCAGAAAGTCCAGTGTAATCGCAAATGAAACATACAGCAGTTTGCAAAAATGTTGCTAATTCCAAAAGGTCTTCTTCAGCTAAACTTTCGTAGTCAAGTTTCAAGTAATTGGCCAAAGTTTTAACAGTTATCTCACTAACTGCGCGGAGCCCGCGCCGGCACTTCGCGTCCGAAGTTGCATCTGAATTTGAATTCATCATCACGCGTCCTTTCTTTACGAAGTTTTAAGTTTTTTAATCACTCTCCATAAGCCCTGCGGCTTTTAATTTTTCCAACAAAGAATTAAAGTCTGTCTTTAAATCTGCGATTGTTGTTGCAGCACTTAAAGCTTGATTCTCAGCAACAGGGAAACCGCTTAACTTGGCCCCGTCTAGGACTTCTAAAGTTCCACCAATAACCAACTTGTCACCATTCTCCGAATAATTTTTCGTGTTATAGCTCATCTAAAAATCCCCCTAATCACACGGCTGCTGCCATTTTTAGACCGGCAATCATTTGATGATTTTGAATTTTTGAATCACATTCAGCCCAACCGACAATTCCTATTGCATTTTTATCAATATATTTTTCGCGCATGAGTTGAATTTCTAGGTTCTGAGAAATTTTCATCGCCATTCCTGCAAAATCGCCGTAAAGAACAGGAATATTGCCAGCTGTTGTTGCTTCCGGCATATTTTCTGAAACATAAACTGGTTTGCCCAAAAACTGCCACTCAAAGCCCGATGTTATGCCTTTTCCATAAGCTAAATAGTAATTGCCGGCTCCGTCTTTTGCTTTGCGAAGCTCAGCAAATACAGCCTTATTCATAATCCACATCGCATTTTTCTGATATTGCTGCGGAATAGCAAGCTGCAAGCTGATTAAATTATCTATTTTAGCTGCGTTTGCGGCGGTATAGGTTGTGTTTCCGGTTGCAACTAAGTTTGTTGTTGAGATTGCTCCCGTCATGTGGTTATTAGCTGCACCCGTTCCAACAAGCAACTCTTTCTCCCAAAACTCTGCAAACGCTTGAGCCATTTTGCTCGTCAGGAAATTTGTAACATTGATGTCGGCATTGTTCAAAAGCTTGCGACTAATGACCGACAAAGCCCCGTGTGAGTAACCTTTAAGCTCAATTGATGTGAATTTACCTTGACCTGCAACAAGCGCTGTGAATTCGTCACCCTGATATGCGACATTTACGTCACCTGTAGGACTGTCAACACCATTATCCGAGCCATAAACCGGGATTTCTAGCGTACCTTTAGTACTAAACTTCTCAACTTTTTCGTAAACAGGGGAAAGTTCCTTAACTTTTTCAATGATTTTTTTCGCAATGGTTGTCGGGACAATCGCACCATTGTTGCCATAAGATAATCCCGGGCTGGTTGCTCTTTCTTCACCTGTTACTATAAAATCTACAAAAGCTCGTTCCTCTTTCCTTTCCTCTTTGTCCTCAGCCGGAACCTCGCCTGCCGGTTTTTCTTTTTTCTCCTCAATGTCCATTTCTCTTGCTTCCTCCTCCGCGTTTATTGTTGCGTCAATTTCTAGGATTAACTTTTTCAGTTCATTAAACTTTGCGATTTCTTCTTCGGAAAGCGCGCGTTTTTCTGATTTTGCTTTGTCTAAGATTTCCTGCATCTTGTTTTGATTTTCTGCTCTTTGTTCGTCTAAATACTTTAATTTCATTATTTGTTACCTCATTTCTTTATTTCTTCGATTTGTTTTTCAAAGATGGAATAATCTATTTCTGATTTTTCAGTATTATCAATAACTTTCGCTTTAAAGTCTTCACCTCGATACTCTAATTTACTTAATTTAGCGGCTCGTGTCTCAATCGATGTACCAACATAACATGGAATTTTTTGTTCATCTATTATCGAAACTTCAGCCAAATTCATTTCATCCACAAATCGCCGTTTTAAGCCATTTTTTAACGCTTCTTCGTGTTCTTTTAATGCTTCAAAACCGAAGCTCCAACCACGGAGTTTATTTTGTTTGGCTTTTTCTATTACTTCACTGTCTGTAATTTTACAGATAGCCCGCAGTCCAATATTATCCTCGAAAAGCTCGATGTTTCCTTGCTTTGTTGAACCTAAAACCCTTGACGGTTCATGATTTAAAAGGCACAAGATATCATCGTTTTTTTCTAACGCTCGTTGAAAGGTTTTCGGGCTAATTTGTTCTACAAACTTTTCCCCTCGTTCATCCAGCATTGGTCGGAAATCCCTTGCAACTGCATTGACGTAGCCGTCTAAAATCACGCTGTCATTCCTGATTTCTATTCGCATTTTTAAATTCACCTCTAACTTTAATTTCAATAGAGGAATTAAAACAATTCATTTAAATCCACTCCGTAGATTTTCTGCCAAGCTTCTGCAGGATATGTTCTAACACTTCCATAGTTTGCATCGAATATTTTAGGCATTTCCAATTCGTGAGACGTGCAGTAATTTCTCAGCGGCTTCCAATCAAATTTTGATTTTAGCCGTATCTCTGCGGCCTTTATGCTTGAAAATTTTTTAGATCGGTCTAGTTCTATTTTCAATTTCTCCACTTCCTTCGATTTTTGGCTTGCAGTGTTCATGGTTGTTGCTGTCTTTTTGCCAGATATCCATGCCTTGGTGCGTATTGCCTCGTCTCTTTGTTTTTGCATAAGCTCTTTTTGCTCAACTTCGTCAGCATAAAGGCGTAAAGCCTCTGCGTAACTTTTTGGTGTGTATGAATATTTCCCAGTTTTACGAATTTGCGGCAAAACTTCGCTAGTAACCCACTTTTTAAATCTCTTAGCTGTAGGCAATTTACTCGATAGAATCAAGCTATAGAGACCACTTTCGTTAACAATGGGTGTACTTTGCATTCTTCCGATGGAGTCCTGAATTGGGACTTCATGAATATCATCTCCATCTACATGGTCTCGTATTGCCTTTGTCGCTCTTTCATACCCTAGGATTTCCGCAACGTCCTTGCCCACAAAATATGGCTCATCGTCGATTAATATCGTTCGGACTTCTCCAAAATCTTGATTTTTAAATACTGTTAAGCTGCTCATTTTCTGTTCCTCCATTTTTGTTTTCTATATTTGCAATTTGATTTGTGTTAGGAGTGTAAACTTCCTTTGTAACTGGGTTAAATAGCACGTCTTGGAGACCGAGTTTGATGAAGTTAAGCCCCAACGGTTCAAGGTTTTCAATATATCTGCATTCATCTATCTGCATCAAATTTGCATCAAGGGCTATTTTGTATGCCTCAAACCGCGTCTTAATGTCACCTTTGGTAATTTCTTTTGTATCAAAAGCAAAATAAAAAGACTTTTTTTCTTTTTCAAGAAGCAAGTCTCTGTTTAAAGCACATTCAAAAGTTATGAGAACTGGCATTACTGCAGTCTTTATAAAAGTTTCCCAGTCCCAGGTAGCATGGACTCCGAATATGTCTAGTATAGAATTATTGAGCGAATTTTTGTTTTCGTTTAGTTGCATTTCAGCCCCAGTATTGCTTGCTTCTTTAAAGTCCAGCCCTTCGTTTAGAATTAAAACATTGCTTTCGTTTGTGCAATAAAGGTTCTTCCATGCTTGCCTTATCGCATCCATGGCCTCTTTTGATATGCGCTTTTCAGCTTTAATAAAACCTTTTTTACTTCCGCCGGTTGAAACTAAGCTTTGCTCAAATTTCATTGTTGTGTAGGCTGACAGCAAAAGTTCGTTATTTTCTTCGATGACTCCTGTCCCGCTTGCCCCATCTTTGGTAGCTCTTAGTATCTTTATAAACTCAAATGGTTTATAGTTTTGCCCTAAAACTGAGATGTTATAGTCTTTAAATATCGGGTCATAGCTTTTGGATATAAAAATATCGTTGCAGTCTACATAGTGCAACGATTTTACGTTATTCCTCTGTTTATTAATATATGCGTAAGCATTGCCATCAAGCAAATAATCCCGAACCAGCGCTCTTTTAAATTGGATTCCGTCAAGAGTATCTTTGGTATCTTCATTTAAAAGGCCGCAACGCCCGTCATCAGTAACTTCTACGGTTTTTCTTTTACCATCTATGACATCTTCACGGTAGAGTTTTATCGGAATCATTGATACGATTTCAGAAATTAAATTTACACATCGTGCTATTGCAGGAATGTTTAAAGCTTTTTTGCGATTTATTGTTTCTCCATCTAATAGTGACCTCAAAAGCACATCATCCATAGCGGGTACGGCTTGATTTTCTGCTCGTTTTCGTTTAAATATTGTCAATTTGCTTAATCCCCCTTTCAGAATTGAACAACCCAATCCATATCGTCAAAAATAATATCCTGTTGCAAGAGGTAGACAGCGTTAATCAGTGCCACAACCATATCTACCTTACCTTGAGATTTTTTCTTTGTCACATACCGATTCATATTCGTATCATAGGTACAGCGCGCGTTTTCAAAGTTTATTTCTAAAAGTGTATTTTTTTCATATTCAAACTCGCCATTTGTAATTTTTTCAGACAAGAGCTTAGTTGGTGGATGAAGAGTATCACTGTGTTGTCGAATTTCAACTGTATTATATTGCTGATTCCACTTCTGTGCACTTGAAATTGCATTGTACCTATCAAACCCTATTGCTCTAACTGTGACACCGTATTTTTTTTCAATAGAAAATACAAAATCCTCGACAACTCCGTAATCAATGGTTTTGTTGCCGCAAGCGATACATTTGCCACAGACTATAAATCGGCGATAATCAAGTTTTTCAAATTTGTTTTTTTCATCAATTCTTCCCTCTGGTACAAAACATATAACGTCAGTTAAGATTTTGCCGTCTTCCTCAGCGCAAATCGCAACCGCTGTGTTGTCATTACTCATTGACAAATCCACACCAACGTAGACTTCACGTCCAGTCCAATCGATTTTATTGACTCGGCAGCGCTGCAAATCTTTAATGTCTATAAAGCTTTCCGTTCCAGCACCCTGATAAATTATGTTGCAGTGCTTGGTGAGAAAATTTTCTCTTGCAGACTCTACAGAAATGGCTCTAGTTCGCTTTTTTATAAGGTCATCCCAAATTTCTGGAATCTCTAAGGCAACTGGGTTTGCATGCTTTAAAATCATGTCATCGCTTGCCCAATTTTCGGTGCATTCAGGTTCATAGAGTAGGGAAAAAACCGTATCATCGGCCTGCGTGCCATCTAAAATTCTTTTTGCATAATTCACTTCATCCTCAAACGGATTGTTTGCAGTCGGATATTTAGTCGAAATTATACACCCGAGCTTATTTAAAATGTTGAGCTGGCCGGAGCGCATGGCCTCAATCGCATAAGAGTTCGGTAAAGCTCCGACTTCATCGGCCAAAAAGACATTTGGAAGTTTGCCGTCCATTCTAGAATTGCTATAATTTAGCGGTGTATATCGGTTTTCATTTGGAATAAATTCAATATAGTCGCGCAGAACCTTAAAACGAGGCGTGCCCTTATTTTGATAGACAAGCGGACTCGACTTTAAGATTTCTTCAATTGCTGTCTTAACTTCACGTGACAAAGCCCCATCTGGCGCCACTGAGTAGAATTTGCTGAATTTTGGTTCCAATAAAAAAAGCAACACGAAAATGGTTGCAATCGTAAAGGTCTTAAAATTCTTTCGTCCGACTTCCAATATTACAGTTTCATATCTTCTACGGTTAGAATTTTCTCGGTGAACAACACAAAGTGCAGCTGCATATAAAAGCCATTGATACCCACACGAACATTCATAAATGCTGTTTCCGGCCTTAAGGCCTCGGGGCATTACAAGCAATTTTAAAATATCATCAATTTGACTCAGTTTTTGCTCATCTAGAAAATATCTTTCATCTTTTCCATCACAGATTTTCAGAAACTCCTCGCACTGCTTTATAACATACTTTGGCGCTGGAATAGTCCCGTTTACCACGTTTTGAGCATATTGAAAACTTTGATGTCCAATCATTTAGCGCGCCCTGATAAGAGTTCAATCAATGGGTCCGATTCACCGCCATCTTGCCGGGTTCGAAGCGTTGTGATTATTTTCATCAGCGTTACAACCGTCTTATTCGCGCTGTCTGTTGTTCGGTTAAACTGCGTTACTGCTGGGTGTGAGTAAAGATTTGTTTCACCCTTCACATAGGTCTTGTCAATAAAAAAACCATCTTTCTCAATTGTTGCCCTCAATTCATCCAAGATTTGCAGCTGGGTTTGGTATCTTTCAAATGTGGTTGCAAAAAACAGATTTTGCTCCACACCATAGTTTTGCGCCAATTTTAAAATTTCTTTCGCTTGGTCTTTTAATTCTTTTTTCAAAAATTTTCATCTCCATTTTTCAAAAAATTCATATTTACTTACTTCGGTGTAAATTTAGGAGGGCCGTTGGTGTTAAGCCGTTCTTTGGCATTTTCACTCATGGGCTGGGGGGCAACGTGACGTTGCATCCAATTCGCGAACACAGATTTTCAAATAAAAAAAGCTTCCTGCCCGCGGATTTTATCTTGCGTTATTTTCTTGTTCAGAAATAACTTTCATTACTTCATCGGACGATATCTCACCACGGTCG